TCGAATCCCTCTGCTTCCGTAGGGCCCAACAGGATGGACCATGTCAGAAAAGCTAAGGGCGATCGACATCGATTGTCCGAATCAGTGGTGTGGTGCGAAGACCGGCGAGCCGTGCAGCCGGAACAGTCGTGTCGTCTACATGTGCCAACGTAGACGGGGACAGGCCGAACTCCGCTCCACCATGCGGTATGGTCACAACTCAGGGCGGTTAGGCGCTCAATGAGCGAGCCGGTTCGCGTAGACCTGACCACGGACATCTACCTACTCATCACCAAAACCCAGACTTTCTATCCGGTGCAGTTCATCTGCAACGACGGTCAGATCGTCCTGAATTTCAACGAGGACGACGCGAGAAAAGTCATGAGCGCTCTGATGACGGCCTTTCCTCTGGACGCTCTGGGGTCGTTGAGGCGTTGATCTCGGCCAACAAATCGAGCACGTTCAGCTTGATCAGGCTGTGGCCATAGACCGCCTGGAGCTCACCGTTATCCCACCGCACCAAGACGCCTGTCAAGGTGCTGGTGGGGGCGTCCTCGTCAACGGTCCCGCGTTGTTCATGCGGCCGGTTGGTGTCGAAATTAGCGTAGACAGACCGATACTGAACACGCTCGCCCTTAAAATAGTGAATCGGTGGATTCCACCGAAGAGGGTTCGAGTTAGCGCTCAAATGATCTTCCCACCGGTCTTATCGGACAGGTCCCAATACTGGTTGATGAGTCCCAGGATGTGGACTGCCGACACGTTCTTGTGAAAGGCAATGTTCGGACCATGTCCGTCCAGGTGGACCGCCCAAACACCGTGAGCAATCATCCTCATGTTGAGAGCGGTGTTCTCGCCACACTGGACGGACCCACACTCGAACTCCTTTTGGGATGCGATGTTGATGATCGTGTCGCGTCCCAGATTCGTCTGCTCTCGCATCGGGCAGTGGAAATGCACGATGGAGTGGACGGCGTCTCCGAGCTTGGCATAGATCAACGCCTGAGTGTGCTCACCTACGGATGGTTTGCGGCCACCAGCTCGTATCGACTGGTCGCCTCGACGCTCGTCTCTCGCCTCGAAGATGCGCGCCATGCCCTCCTCGAAAACCTTGTTGTGGTCGACCTTGCGGACCGATGAGATCCGACGATAGATGTAGTCAGAATCGAGAATCTTGCAGCCGAAGTGGCCGGATGTCTTCCCCAGGAAGGGTTTGAAGGCGCCGCGCTCGATGAGGTGCTTGAGCACAGGAACGAAGTTCTGCGGAATGGCCCCCTTCTCGTGCAGCAGAAGAGGGCTCGCCATTGCATCGTCAACCATGATCGTGCTGGCGAAGTCGAGTTTCGTACGGGCCGCGATCATCGTAGCCAGAGTCTGAACCGAGGCCCTACGACTCTTGTCGTGATAGGGGAACTCCTCCGGCGTGACGACCATGTTGTGGTGATTCTGAACATCATTGGCGAAGACGAGATTGCAGCTGCTCTGCTTGAGCAGCGTGAGCCCGGCCTTGTAGGTCTCCTGCGGGGACTCACCGGCGGTCGCCTTGAACCCGACCAGGAAAATGTCCTTTCGTTGCTCGCGGATTCTCTTGATGATCTTCTGGGCTGGACTGAGGCCCATGCACAGCCCCTTGCTGGCCCCGGGATAGGGCGGAGAGGTGCGGAGTCGCGGCTGGTCCTTACCGAAGTCGCAGATCGAGTTGCCGGAGGCGTTGGCCATGTAGGTGATGTCGGTCGGCTCCCAGTCACAGACTGCGGCGGCCATAACAATGCACCGAGTCTCATCGTCCGCGACCAGGGAGGTGACGAGCTGCGCCAGGTCGTCGTTGGTCTCCAGTCGGCTGATACCTGCAGCCTCGAAGGCGTCCCGCTCATCGTACGTCAATGAGCTCTCACCTCTGGCAAGCTGGGTCCGGATCAGGTGAACCTGCGGTGGCGCGTCCTCCTTGAGAAGCTGCGCCTTGAGGTGTGACGCGATCAGGCGTCCGACAGCTCCGTAGGCGGGGGCGCAGAGGGAGAAGTGAGGAGCGACGTGGACCATGGTCCCGCCGGTGATGATATAGAACCGCTGAAGATGGCGACCCATCGAAGACTCCTAGGGACTGTCGAAGCCCCGTTTCCGTAGCGGAAGATCGTCAGGATCTTCCCGAAGGGAGTGTCTTACTCCATCGCGGTTATACCCGAGGGAAGGTGGCCACCTTTGGTATCTATGCGTGCTTCGTCCGACGCATGTACGAATCGGGTATAGCCGCAGTGCCACCTCAACGACAATGTAGTTGAGGCGTGGTTACGCGTCCGGCTCGAAGCCGCCTAAGAGACCTTGGAGCTCGTCGGGCCGCGTCTCACGGAAGTGAGCCAGCGCGCGCCCGTAGAAGTCAGCGTAGCTTGGAATCCGACTCTGTAGATTAGACGTTGATGAGAGTAGGGCGAGGACGTGCGAGGCCTCTAGCTCCGTCGGATCGATCTCTTCGAGCGCGTCACTCACGCCGAGGAAGGCCTTCTCGTCACGCTCAGGAACCTCGTGACCGAGCATAGAGAAAAGTGCATCGGTGGAACCAATCAGGTTGTCGACCACTCCGAGAATGATGTCGAGTCCCCTTGCGGAATCGCCCCGAGCTCGACGCTCGTTAGCCATCGTTACGGCTATCAATACGGCCGTTCGTGCCTCTATCCGGGTGTCTGGCCCTTGCTTATCCGTCATTGCAGTTCCTTGAGGCGCGCGAGCAGCTTGGTGATGGGGTCCAGGTGTTCGCGGCCCACAGTGTAGAAGGTGTCGTTGATCTTCCGCACATGGTCGAAGGCATCCTTCTTCTCCCACCAGGCGTCGCGGGCCTCAACACTACCAGGGGTCGTGAGCATCGCCCCGGTATGCTGGCTCACGTAAATGTAGGCCATGGGCTTGACCTCGTGGGCCTCGTAATTATGGACCGTATCGACAAGGGCACGCTCCCAAGGAAAGGTCCGCCAGTACGTGTCGAATGCCAAGTCTCTGGACTTGACCTCGATCCGCTGGTCGCAGATCTTCAGATCCCAGGTATGCAGGTAGTCCTTGATCTCTTCGCGGGAGTTTCTCCACGAGTACTCGGGAACATCAACCTCAAATCCGTGCGCCTCGAAGAAGCGAGCTACGTATAGTTGCCACTTCCATCCGGCCTCGGTCAACGTTCTTGCGAGCTCGTCGTTCTCCATCCACGGGGTTGGTTGGCTGGCGGTCACTGGGATTACCCCTTGATATGGATCATGGCAGGTAGGCCAATTTCTGGTGCCTGTTTAAACCTTCGCCAACCTATCAAGTACGGTCCAGTGCTCCAACTGATCGGGACTGAATCTGATGTAAAGACAAGGCCACCTAGCTGGGTTGGACTGACCATCCTCCTCATAGTAAGGGTTAGAGATGACTGGGTGGTCCCAGCAGTGGTACAGGGTTGAAAAGTCGAGAACTGTGAACACGTGTCCGACGAGTCGTAGGTCGTAGTAGTCCGCGACTCTTACTACATCACCGGGCTTGAACTTGCTCATCAGATCACCGACAGCTGATCGAGGATCGTGGGCTCAGGGACAATCTGGCGAACCACTCGCTCGCTGGTCTTGCACCACCCGTAACGCTCGCGTCGATCTAGCTTGACCTCAACGATGTCAAGTCGATAGGGCGGACCGTGTTTGCCTGGATAAACTCCCTCATCGCCGTAGTACTCAAGGATGTCCTTCACACAGGCCGTCTTGAGCCTCGTGTTAGCCTCGGCGATGGTGGCGAAGTTGATAGCCGTGATGTGGTCACCGCACACATCGCAGATGTTGGCTCGCCGCAAGAACGTATACCGGCGGCCTGTACCGGGGAACGGGCTGAAGTAGCTGTAGCTACCGACCGGCTCATCAGAAAAGAACTCGTTGGGGACCACGCGAGTGATACGGATTCTGTAGACAGTCTTCTGGATCACTTTCGCTTCTCGCTCTTCTCACCCTGCTCCATGTCGCCGGGTCGCGTCACCTGGACGATAATTCCGGCGTTGTCGAGCATGAGACCGATGGTGTTGGAGTGAACCGTTGTGCACCAGGTCTTGCGGCGCTCGTCCCAGATCACGAACGTATACGACTTCGTCTTGAAATCGTAGCTGATGACCTTACGCCGCTCCTTTCGCTTGTACTTCTCCAGGCAAAGGATGTCGCCCTCGCGGAGGAGGTGCGTGGACAACGCCATCCACCTCTCTCGTTGGAGGTTGTAGGCGTCCCTCATATTGTCAGCGCTCTTCGCCTTTATGCGAAGGTCGTGTGACTCCTCGGAGAGCTTCTTGTGCTTCTCCTTTAGGGCGTCGAGCTCGTTCCGCAGTGCGGTCGTGTCCGCTGACTCGCGGGCCGCGATGTACAGCTCCACCATCTCGTCGAACGCGCTGGCCTCGAACATCGCCGGGCCGAACATCGGGTTGCTGCCGGTCACGACCCAGCGACCTCGCCGGTTACGGAGATTGGACAACAGTGACTTGGCGTCCTCATTCACACTCATGGATTCCTCGTGTTCCTCGTGTTCCTCGTGTTCCTCGTGTTCCTCGTGGTCGGTCTCGACCTTCACGTTCTACCCGCGCTAATGCATCGAGTTTGGGCCTGGTGGTACGGCCTCTTTCCTGATCGATGGTGGAGCATCAATAGCTACGGGGTCCTGACGAAAAATGTACACACCGTTCTGTTCCTTAGACGATTCCTGGCTGGTTAAGCTAAACTAACCACCATGTCAAGTCCGTTCGACAAACCGCCCATGACTCAGCAACAGTTCGAAGCCGCGCTCGCCCATCGCGGCTTCACCTGGAACCAGAGTCGACAGTTATGGGTCGGACCGTTCGGGCTGACCGTGACCGGCATATCCAGCCAGGCCAACTTCATCACTGCCTCGGGCACGAACAACGCGCAGGGGATAGGAAACTCAGGTATCACCGGTGGAGGAATCGGTCCAGGTGTGTCTGGACTGAGGAAGACGCTGCTCGCGCAGGTGGACGAACAGCTACGCGCCAAGCGCGGGCTACCACGTCCTCTCCACAGGCCGTCCTATGATCCGCCAAACTCGCCACCACCTGTTCATTAGGAGTCATATGCCCACCTGGGATGACTATCACCGCGTCATCAATGGCTTCAACGTCGTAGTCGAAGGGGACCCGGCACCTGAGCGTCCAGCGAAGCCAGGCTGGGAGCTATTCGCAGACCCGGTCGGACGATTCGCCCTCTCCGTAGGCTCAGCGTCCCAGGAGACGGCTGCCAGGTACGGCGACGTAGACCTGGCTGATGTGGAGTTGACCGTGAAGGTTGGGCCGCGAACCATGACCGTTCGGTTCGCGCGTCAGTCTGAACCAAATGGGGCAACCTAGGACCTCGGTAACATATTTGGTGCAAAGAACAGTGTACACAAAGGTAACTCATGATACTACAAATACTTAGGGTGGTCTATGCCCATCTGGTGAACAAGGTAACTCCCCGGCCACGAAGAGAGGTCCTAAGTCCAACAGACAAGTGGCTTAGGCAGAAGAGGGCCGAGTTCAAAGCCGGCAAGCTCAAAAAAGGCGGCAAGCTGGACCTGCGATTTAACCCACTTGCGATGGACGACGGTCCGTGCTGCTTTCCCGTCAGAGACGGAACCAAGATCGAGGGTTTGCCGGACGATCCTGATCAATCTGAAGAACTCGCCTTCTTGGAGTGGATGGAGCAGCAGGGGATCAGCCTCCCGAAGAAGGCCATCCTGGAGAACGACAACCGGTGGCGTCAGATGGATCTGCGCTACAACCCACTGACCAACACCGAAGACCATTTCCTGCACCAGCGTGACGCGTCGTGACCCTGTCCTGGCCGGACGCGATCAACGGATCACTTGAGCTAGTTGGTGCACTTCTGTTGCTCGCCAACGTGCGGGCCATCCGTCGAGATAAGGAGCTCAAGGGTGTCGTCTGGTACCCCACGCTGTTTTTCACCACCTGGAGCTGCTGGAACCTCTTTTTTTATCCAAGCCTCGACCAGTGGATGAGCTTCGCAGGTGCGCTCCTGATGTTCGTCGCTAATTCACTGTGGCTAGGCCACATCTGGTACTACTGGAAGCGCTCGAACGATGTCGCCTGAAGACTACCGGCAGGCCCTAATCGAGCGCGGGTTCACCTACTGCGGTCGACGTGATCTGTGGGTCGGACCGTTCAACGTTCAGTTGAACGGCCAGTGGAATTGGGACCTCCGGCCGTTCGCGAGGACGGCCCGCGTCGATGAGCTTGCTGTAATCGACGCGAAGCTGCGAGCGAAACGCGGCCTACCACGTCCACCATCATCCGGGGGTCCTGGAGCTGGTCTCTACTAACTCGATGCATCTCCGCTCTCACGGGTAGAAGGAAAGAGAGAAGGAGGTGGCAATTGGGAACCGACGCCTTGACAGGTTGATCAGCTCATCCTAGTGTTGAGAAATGTCACATCAACACCTTGACTCGACTGTTCTCCTCGACCATTACAACGCCGGCCTGACCTACAAAACTATCGGCGCGCTCTATGGCGTCGATCTCGGCACTGTTCGGAATAGGTTGCTCAAGTTAGATGGGTTCAAACCCAGGACCCCGTGGTCGCACAAGCGCAAACACGAGATCATCGAAGACTACTTCGATACGATCAACACGCCGGCAAAGGCCTACTTGTTTGGGTTGCTGATGGCTGATGGCTGCAACATTGAGGGCTCATGTGTCTCATTAGACCTCACGGATCACGAACTGGTTGTGCTGTTCCGTAACGAACTTTGCCCTAAGAAGACGTTGAAGCTCTTAAACCGCGATCGTCCAGGCCACAAGAGGATCTACGCTTGTCGCATCAAAAGCGTGGCGCTTAGTCGAGCACTCGCCGCGCAAGGCATGGTGCAGAGTAAAACCCACAAGCTGGTCTATCCAAACCAGATTCCTCAGACACTCGATGCTCACTTTATCCGTGGTTACTTCGATGGGGACGGCTCGATCTACCATGTCGTACCGAGAAACTCGCCTAACTACAAGCGATGGCGATGGTGTATGGCGGGTCGTGAGGAATTCTTGAGAAGCGTTCAGGCTCGGATGGCCAGGGCGGTAGAAGTAAGAGGCAATATCAGAAAGATGAAGAGCATTCACTCCCTCTGCGTGGAGGGGAATCGGCAGATAGAGAGGCTGTGTCTCTGGATGTACTCAGAGGGGCCCTTTCTCAAACGCAAGCACGACCGGTTCCTGGAGCTTCTCAAAAGGTAGGGACATCATCGGAACAGACGCGCACCCGTGCATCGAGGTGAAGGGCAAGAACGGTCGGTGGGGTCTGCGAGACTCCAAGACCCGTTACTGGCGGCTTCGAGAGAAGAACGGCTGGAACTACGACGAGATGGACGCGCGGCGGCCGTCTTACATGAACGCGCTCAGCAACAGAAACTACGTCCTGTTCGCCGTGCTGGCGGACATCCGGAACTTCCACATCAAGCCTCTCCACTTCGCCAGGAGAGGGGTCCCGCACGACGTCTCGAAGGCGACTCTCAAGGACATCCCCACACACGAGGAGATGGGCGGTTACTCCGACTACCACGGTCACACCTGGTTTAACGTCCAAGAGCTCATGGACACAGACTGGGACGCCGTCGCCTGCCACGAGACGATGGCACTCTTCGCGGACGACTACTTGGAGTGGAAGGAGACCGGCAAGGTCCCTCCGGGTCTGGATCACGCCGAATACACCGGCGGCCGATCGATGTGGCACAAGGGTCTTCCAGAAGGGTTCCACCGACAAGTGACCGAAGAGGAGATGACCCTGCTGCTCCTCACCGAGGAGACCAAGAAGTTCGTCAGGTGGCGGAAGAACCGAATATCCAAGCAGCAGGAGAAGCTCGGCATCTTCTGTGGGATCGAGCTGCCACGAACCTATCGGGACCTCGTGTCCGATTTCATCGAAACCATCTCAGACATGGTGAAGCTCGGCCCGCCGGATCGGGTCCGAGTCGTCATCGCCTTCGATAACTAGCTAGACGAGAAGTTCGGTGTTACACTTAGCCCATGACATGGACGCCGCTTCCTGGATTTGAAGGACGATACGAGGTCCACCCAGAGGGCCGAGTGCGCAGTCTGATCGGGCCGCGAGGAAAACCCCGTGTAAGGGTCTTGAAAGGACGCTATCTGGCCAAGAGAGGCTACACCCAGCTCACACTGTCGAGCGCGTCCGGCCGTGTGATGAAACTTCTCCATCGAGCCGTGCTAGAGACATTCGTTGGTCCGTGCCCGGACGGATTGGAGGCCAGTCATCTAGATGACGACCCGACGAACAACAGCATCGAAAACCTTATGTGGGAAACTCGCTCAGAGAACTGCAAGCGTCGGAGCGTTCCCAGAGGGAATAACGCTAGGAACCGAAAGCTCACATCATCCGATGTAGCAGCCATTCGATATGAGCTGGAACTGGGGACCGCGAAGAGGGCTCTGGCACGGCGGTTCGGTGTGAGCCCGACGATGATCCGACACATCGCCAAGGGTGATAACTGGACGTAGGTCAAGTGGCTGCAGTACCTCATCACCAACTTCCTAACCCCTTGGGGTTACGTACTCAAGGGCAAGGTGACTTGGGAGGGGGAGAACGACGATGACGTTGGCTTCATCATCGTGGCCAACAACCAGATCTACGTGAATGAGGAGGCCAACGTTCTCGATAGGCTAGTTGCCGAGCTTTAGGTCGATCGCAAGTCCTTGTGATGCTATCCTGTGGTGTCAGATCCTAGTGGGAGACCCGCATGGCTAAGAGCATCATTGAGCCTTTGCTGAAGGACCACGCCAAGCTGCGGACGCTGGCCGGGGAGCTTCGCGCTTTCACTGAGCGTTTCGATCTGCCTGGCATGCGGCACACCGCTCAGGCCATGATCGATGTGGCGCGGCCGCACACCCTGAAGGAAGAGTCGGTGCTCTATCTGATCGGGATGAAGTTTCTGAAGGCTGACAACAAGAAGCTCCCCGAGCTGTTCCGAGAACACGACGAGACGATGGCCCGCCTTACTCGGCTGTCGCAACTCCTGTTTTCAGCAAGGATTACGAACATCGAAGAACCAGCTCGTCAGCTGGTGTTCGTTATCCTGGAGGGGCTAGAGCGCCACCTTGAGGACGAAGAGGTCAAGGTCTTCCCAGCTCTTGAGAGCTTGATCGACGACGAGACCAAGGAGTTGATTCTCCAACGCTACGGCAGCGCTGCGGGTGACGATTTCGACGAACTCGACCGCATGCCCCTGGTCTCAACCCCCGACGCCGGCATCAAGAACACCGAGGCGGGTGTTGACTCGGGCAGCATGGGCTTCATCTAATCGAAGCCAGAGCGTCTAGCACCCGGAACTCGACCTCAGGGTTGTCGCGTCCACGCACTCTGTAGAAACCCACCTTCAGATAAGCGTCATCATCCTCGTGGATGTGACACTCCCCATCAAAATCATCTAGTTCGTAGATGCCCGGGAAGACCTCACCGGTCTGAACCAGGACAAGGTTCATAGCTCTTGGGTAATCACGTCCTCGATGGTCACCTGACGTGACGAAATCAACCTGTTTGAAATCTCCCTTGAACCTACCTTGCCAGGGAGTGAGCCCAGCGCACCAGTCCTCGACTAGCTCCTGCGCGGTTCCAGGATAGGTCCACACGTGGCTACGGTAACCGTACTCCTCCTCAACGTAGATGTAGAGGTGATCCTGGTAGGAACCGGCACGGTTGAGGTAGTCCCAGTTAGACTGGGTGCGGCGTAGCCAGTTCTCTTCGGATCGCTCCTTGGACCGCTCTAGTCCGAACGCTCCAGGAACAGGAAACCGCTCGCGCTCGACGTGCTTAGGCATAAGGATCCCTACAAGATGTCTTTGATCTTCTCATCGATCTCGACCATGGTCTCGCGATCGTTGGACGACCAGAGGGTGGTTCGGATGTCTCTAAGGACTGCCGACAGCTCCGCCTCGCGTCGGAGCGACTCCGCGAGAGCAGCCTCTGCGGCCCGTCGGTCTGAATCCATACGCTCCAGCCAGAACCTGCTGAATCGGATCTCGATGGCAGCCCTCTTCAGAGCGCCGAAATGTGTGGTCCAGACGTCGAGGATGGAGTCGGTGAGAGGAACCAGCTCCTCGCGCTCCCGGTGGTAGTTGCGCTCGTCCGTCATATCACTCTCCCCTCTTGATGAGCATCTTGCTCACCGTCTTGATGAGCTCTAGTTGGATATCTGCGGACAGGGCTGACCAGTCGAGACCGATGGTCCGCAGCACTGCCTTGACGATCTCCAGCCCGTCGCTCTCCTGATTACTCCAGGGCTCGGTCTTGTAGTCGAGACCTCCGCACAAGTTGCAGTCTAGCTTGTAGCCCTGCGGCGAGATGGTGATGACACCGGCGCAGGCGTGCTTGCGGTCCTTTCGGTCACAATGACTCTCGCGGACCGCCTGAAGCAGCTTGTTGTCCTCTCGCTCAGTAGCCACGTGTCACCACCGCTGGGTTCGGCCATCCAGCGATGAAAGGAACGAGGATGGCCTTCAACATGGAATAGCGCCGATCGATCGTATACAGCACTCCATCGTTCTCCTTCAGCTTGCGCTCGATGGTTCGATTGAGGGCATCCAGGGTGCCTTGGGCGTCGTGCAGGACGTAGGGGTCGCCGTAGGGGTCGGTGACATCGGGCCACTCGCTGGTGTTGAGGCAGTCGCTCGGCATCCACTTAAGGAGGAGGAACTTCTTCTCCATCTTCTGCCTCTCGCGGTTCTTGGCGAAGAAGTCGTCGAGCTCTCCATCGTCGTGGCCACCACTCCCGATCGTACCCATCCTCAGCGAAGCGATGATCACTCCGCCATCCGAGAACAGGGCGTCGGCCGGAACCCCTTGAAGCGGGTCCTTATTGACCTCGCCGGTGGCCTCGACCAACCGGTCGAGCGGGTTCCTGGTCGCGGTGTACCAGTGCTCTGAGGCAGGCTGCCACTGGACGAGGCAGTCGTCATGGCCCTTGTCTACCAGGTAAATCTCAGTCTCGTAGCCCATTACACCTTCTCCTCTGCCTCGTTGATTGCGTTGACGATTCGGTCGAGCGCGTTTGGTGGCTTCTTTCTGATCTGGAACCTGAGCGTCTTGATGTCGTAGCCACGCTCGTCCAGCGCCTCCAGGAACGTCTTGTTGAAAAGCAAGAACAGTAGGTAGCCGCCGTCTTGAGAAGCGCACCCAGCGTCCCATGCAGCCTTCAGGTCGTAATCCTTTGCGCTCCAGAACACCCTGATTCTCGGCTCAAGCATCAGTGGCATCCTTGATAAGGCCGAGCTCTAGCGCCCGCGCCCGCTTCATGGTGAGCGACTTCCACTCGCCGTCGTCTAGGTCCTTGACCCAGACCTGGACCATATCGGGAGGCCCGGTCAGCTGGCAAAGGACGCACTCGGGGCCGTCGCACGGGACGTTGGAACTCTGGGTGTTGGTGCTCATGGTGTCGTTCTACCTCTGGCGCACACGGAGACGACGGCCGATGCATCGAGCTGTACACGAAAGAAGAGGCCGGGGCTATTAGCCCCGGCCTCTTCCCACGGACGTCAGAAGCCCACTTCGGGGCTACAGGAGTGAATTACAGCCCTAGAGCCTCAATGGCGGCGCCGATCATACCCAGCGTGGACCAATCGGTTAGAGGGTCACGCAAGAGACCTGACACGTCGTGGACCTCGACGTACGTTCTTTCTGAGTCGGCCTCGTTGCTGTGAGGCTTGCCGAGTTGGTCCATGACCGCCGCCATGTCCTCGTCATTGAGCTGGACCGCGTATACGTGGGCGTTGTGGGCCGACATCGTGCCCATCAGCTGACGTGTTCCGACAGGAACGATCCTGTCAGGGCTGATCCGCAGACCGGTCTCCTCTTCGAGCTCCGCGACGGCGGTACCGAAGGGGTCATCTCCCTTGAGCGACGACCCACCAGGCGTCTCCAGGATAAACCCGTTTGACGTAGACGCTGGAGATCGAAACTCGCGGACCATCACGGCCCTGATCTTGTCCGTCGACCTAAGCGGACGGTGGAGCAGGACAATGTGCATGATGTCGGGCCGCGAAATCACCACCTCGTTGACCTTGTTCCGGTTCTCTGAGGCGATGAAGACGTTGACGTGGGCCGCCCAGAAAAAAGGCTTACCGCTGTCTGGGAACAGGAAGACCGACTTGAAGCCATCAAGTCGGTTCCCGGCCCCCTTCTGCGCCTGCAGCCAACTCTGGAAGTGTGGAAGCACCCACACATGATGGGGGACCTGGAGTTCCCCGTCAGTCTGCGGCTCCTGTATCAAGCATACACCAGTGGTGCTGCTGCCGTAGGCGCCCAGACGCTGACCTTCCGGGCGCGGCTCTTGGAGTAGGAGGAGCGCTTCTCGCCCACCTTCATCCACTGCTCCCCGTAGAAGACGGACCCCCAGGTGCTCGGGCTCGGCGGGTGATCCTCGTGTGCATCAGCCCACACGCGGAGATCGTCGATGGAGACCACCCCGTGAACCGTCGTGTGGTGCAGCGCAGCCTTCCTAATCCGCTCCAACCAACCCCGGCTGGTTGTACAAGCGGGGGCTGTGCGGGCCGGAACCGTCGTCTCCTCGATGTGGACGACTGGCGTCGGATCCTCAGCCTTCTTGGGCTCTGGAGCCTTGACCTCACCGAGGAACTTGTCGGCATGCTGTTCGAGGACAGCGCGCGACCAGCGTGTATTGCAGAACATGTTGCTGCAGTTGAGGTGAGCGTCCTTCTTGTTGACGAGCCAATCGCTGACGACTCGTCGGTTGATGGTGGTGTCGCAGTTGGGGCACCGAAGTCCTGTAGTCATGTCGCCCTCCCTGATTTGACGATGTAATTGGTTCGAGATACCCTGAGCCAAATGGCTAGACGATTGTCTATAACCCCTGGAACAAAGTTCGGTCACTGGACCGTAATACGAGACGTTGACGGCCCCGGCCAGCGGCGCGTTGAAGCTCGCTGCGACTGCAGCGTTGAGAGGATTGTGTACCTCAGTAACCTACGTCACGGAAAATCCATATCCTGTGGGTGTTACCGCGCAGAGGTGGTAAGCGGACACGTGAAACACGGTTTCGCTGTCGCCGGCCAACGCCACTACCTCTACTCGCTCTGGCAGAGCAGAAAGAACGCCTGCACTAATCCCCAGAGACGTGAGTGGAATTACTACGGCGGTCGCGGCATCACATTTCACGGCGAGTGGGCCGACGACTTCACGAAGTTCTTTAACTGGGTTGAAACCAATCTCGGGGAACGGCCCGATGGGATGAGCCTGGACCGCATCGACAACGCACTGGGCTATGAGCCCGGAAACCTGCGCTGGGCAACAGCCCAACAGCAGGCCCAAAACCGTCGCGACAATGTAGAACTGACTCATCCCATCACCGGGGAAACTCTTGTGAAGGCGGAGTGGGCCCGCCGTTTAGGCATCGCGCCTAACGCCCTCGACTATCGGCTCGAAAACTGGTCACTCTGCAGGGCCTTGACAGAGCCCCCCAGAAAAAACCGGCGCCGAGCTACTTGACCACAAACTTCGTCCTGCAACTGATCATCCAGTTGAGTGTTCTCGGATCTACCAGCCGCTGCCCGCTGCCGCTCTCCTGGAAGCGGAGACGGCGGTGCTCATCGAAACTGAGCGTGTGGTAACCGACCATAGTCCGCTCATCGCCGGCGATGAGCTTGTCGACCTTGGCGGTCCAGGCCTTAGCGCTCTCGCTGCCCTTGCCGCCCTCCAGGGCCTTGGCGATTGCCTTGGGGTCCGGCTTCTTGTTGAAGTTGATGGTCATCGCCGTGCGAGGAAGCTCGGTCATGAGCTCGATTAGCCGGGTGCGGCTGACGGTCTCCTCCGTCTCGAACTGCTCGGCGAAGCTGAACTCCAGCTCGACGATCTCTGGTCCGATGTTCCAGCTGTTGCCGTTGCTGTTCTCGATCGTCAGCAGACCGTTGTGCCGGTCGATTGCCGTCACCTTGCCGAAGGAGTGTCGCGAGAATACGTCGCCGACCTTTATCTTCCTGGCATCACAGCGAGTGGTGGTTTCAGCGGGAATGGAAGTTGTCGAGGCCATCTGATTTACTCCGTGGCTTTGGGTCTGCCGTTCTTATACCCGTGATGCAATCCACTGATTCTTAGGTTCGGCATTGGGTTTCTACCCACGACTTCGCTAATCTGTAGCAACAGAGCCGCTCACGGGATCGTGTTTGCCGCAGTACACAAGAAAAATCTTGTGTACTGCGTCCGCGAACCCTATCTCAGAGCGTTATAGGAGGTTGGTCTTGAACCACGAGGATAGGGAGACCATGGACGACGACGTAACGGAGGCTGAGATCAAGGCCAGGATCCTCACCCAATTCGCCGCGAAGTGGGGCGACAAGGAGGCGGGCCGCCGGGTCAGGCTCCTCGAAGAGGTGATCCCCCGGGTCCCCGAATACGCCCAACTGAACAATCAGCGCGTGGACATCAGGGTTCACCCGGAGCACCTTGAGTTCTACATCAGTCAGTTGCAGCCGAAAGTCCGGGCCATCATCGAGCACGCGGGGACGAAGGTCCTCGACAAGATCTGTGATTCGTTCACAACCGATGAGCGAATTGCCAAGATCATCCGTCTGGTGAACATGATGGACGAACGAGCGGCAGCCTCGAAGGCGGCGGAGGCGACGGATACTCCGGAGGGCCCGTAGAAATGAGACCGGAAGGCAGGCCTGCAAGTTGCATAATGGGTATCCGCCTTCTGCTGGAGCAACTTACGGCTGAATTATTACGAGAGCTCGAACTCGTGAGCAGCCGCCATAATCTCCCCGTGAGCCCCGAGTAGGTACAACGACGGTATGCCCTACCAGCCGTGGACGAAGGAACTGGAGGCCGAGCTCGTAGCGCTCGCCGTAATATCCTGTCGAATGGCGGAACACGAAGAGGCTTGGATAGGGGATTGGTTGATAATGACATCGATCAACGGTCGGCCTTCTATCGTGCACGACCCTCGTGGTTCAAACCAGCTCGTCTTCTCGACCTCTCCGGGCCAGAAGAAGGTCGTAAAAAAGCGAGAGTGCGCAAAGGTACTGAGAGCGCTTCGCGCGCACCTAGTGCTGGAGTCTCTCGCTCGGATCAAGCCATAGCGTCCATAAACGAAGTCAGCCCCGGCTAGCCCAGGGCTGACTTCGTAGACAGCTGCGCGTCCTGACTCAGGTCCGCCGTGTGAGCTGCCGCTGCGGGACCGTGCAACGTCCCCTGATCCCCTACCCCGCCTCCAGGCGTTACCCCTTCTGGCTCCCGAGGGGCGTCCCCCTCTCGTCATCGGCAGGCGATGGGTTGGTTATACCTCGATGCATCTGGGGCGCACCTCCTTCCGGGTAGAACACCAACCAGGAGGAAAGCATGCCGAACCACGTATCAAACAAGATCACGATCAGCGGTCCGAGAACACGGGTGGCAGAGTTTCTGGCACTAGGTGTCTACGAGCCGATAGACCCGGCGACGGGCAAGGTGTCGGATTACCAGCGCCGAGCCTTCTCGTTTCGAGGGTTCGTGCCTCCTCCCGACCACCCTGACTACAACAACGACACCTGCTCTCACAGCCACTACAACCACCGACTCGGGGGCGGCGATCCGAACCCGTTCTGCTGGAACACATGGAACCCCGACAACTGGGGCACCAAGTGGGACGCATATGAGGTCGAGGTCGACAGTGACCTCGGGGTCCTGGACCAGCTGGCGCGCGTAGGCACGGACTCCACCGTCGCGTCGGTGGCGTTCCAGACGGCGTGGTCGCCTCCCTTTCCGGTCTTCGAGAAGATGGCCTCTCTTTTCTCGGACTGCGAGTTCGAGTTCCAGTGGATGAACGAGGACTGCCGTGGAGCTGGTGGCGGCCACGGCTCGGCAACAAACGGCCAGCTGGCCGTGGTTGATGGGATCAACGACCCGGATAACCCACTGTGGCGGCGGATGATGATGGACCTGCGTGGCTGGTCGTACGCCGAGCTTCAGGAGCTGCTGGACGAGCGAGAGGCTGAGCGTCTCGCCGACGAGGAGGCTGAGCGCCTCGCCGACGAGGCGGCGGCATCAGAGTTACCGTAATGGCCAACCACGGTTACATGACAACGAAGAGGTTTATGACGGTCGAGCAGATCGATGGTCACCTTCGGACCTTCATGGAGAAGAGATTTCCCGGCATCGACTACGAGATCGAGGGACCGTTTGACATGGACCGCGAGGTGTGCCGGTTGATGTGCTCGATCCACGGATGGGAGCTCGTCGACGAGACCGTGCCGGTCTTGGACCGGATCGTGAAGGCGATCAACGATGCTGAGCAGGTGGGCAAGTGACTAAGACGCTTCCGCAGATGTTCTTCGAGCTAATCGAGCGATCGATCGACGAGGAGGGGGTTTACCCTCACCAGATGTTGGTCCTCAAGCAGGACGATACGCTGGAGATGCATGCTCTAGCCGTCGACGTTCCTCAGCTGATCAACCACTACTGGAACAAGCTTAGCGACGCGAAGGAGGTCATCGTCGGACTCGACATGTCCACGCGGCCGAACCAGGGCACCCTTTACGCAGACGCTCTGGTGTTCGCTTACTGGACCCGTCCGACGAGCATGACGATGAAGCTATCCGACCCGTCCTGTCTACAAGTTGGCGTCATCAACTACCAGTTCGAGCCGTGGATAGTCGATCCGATCGACTGGAAAAACACGCACTGGGACCACTGGGTTCGCGCGGTGTTTCCGAATTACCGTCCGCCGTTTCTGATCCGACTGGAGCACGACACACCAGCACAGGAGTCCGCGCAATGACCGTCCCTCCGCCTAAGCCAATCGTTTGCCGGTCCTGTCATAAGGACACCGGCTACACCGAGCAGTCCATCATGCACCGTGTCATCCCGAAGGACGGGCTACAGTGCAAGCACTGCGGGCACATCTTTCTCAAGCCACGCCAGGTGGCTCTCTAGTGAGTCGGTCCCGTCAGTCAAAGGCGGACCGCATCCAACGCCTAAGCCGTGACTGTTGTCCGATCCACGGGATCGAGTTGGTCCCAACCGGAACAGCACGCGTGTCGTCTGGAGAGCTTGACCTCGCACAGGAGTGCCCACGACTTACTTGCCACGTCGCCGTATGGTTTTCTCCGAAAAACGGTAACACCGTGTTCTGCCCGCCCGAGCTAGAGGGCCTTCACAGCCCGCCGAACACTACCGTGCTTGATCTCCTGGCCGCAGCAACCGAGGACTCTGATGAGTGACGTCAGGCTTCGCGAGTTGGAGCGCGTCTTTCAGCTGTCCGGATCCGAGGACGACGGCCTTCTGCTGCTCCGTGAGCAAGTGCGCGTGAACGGCGGAAAGATGATCAAGACGACCGACCCTCTCATGGGAACCGGCGGATTCATCGTCGCCGAGAAATACATCGACGCCCGGCGCCCTGGAACCATTGGCCGGCTCGCCGGCTATGTTGGTGGCCACGGCGGCGACGTGTGGTGGGTGGTCCACCCTGACATGACAGCTGCGGCCTACTCGACCCACGAGATCGTAGGCGAGGACGGTGGGTCGGCGTTCGATGAGTAGATCAAGGTTCAAGGATCTGTTCATTACCCGGTTCCGAGCAATATGCGCTCGTCCGGCGATGTTTGTCGGCGAGGAGTGCTACAAGCTCACGGCGATCTACATCGACGGAGTAGCGATGGGCTACGAGGATGCCGACATCATCACCGGTGTGGCCAATGAGGCGCGGAGCCACGCCGGATCTCTCATCAACAGAGAGTTCCAGAGGTTCCTCGCCAAAAAATACCAAGGTGGGAACACCTCCTACTCAAAAACTATCTGGCACGACATAATCCCGATGGCGTTGGAGGGCGCCCAACCTAAGCTGACGGATAGACAACTGATCGATCGACTGCTCGCCGACTTCGAGGACTTCAACAACGTACTGATCCGAATGGCCGTTGAGACAGCTGAGACGACTGAGGACTAATGGCCTGGGCAACTCCTGGAGGGCACTTCCTTGGCCTCGGTGACCGAGTCGTCTTCGTGAGGGACGGTGGATACGACTGGATGTGGCAGGGCACCGTCATCGAGTGTCTCCCTGAGAACGACCGTGACGACGGAGAGGTCCAGATTCATTGGGACCTAACTGGTGGACCGCTTACGACATCACGCGGACCGCGCATTTGGTATTCACCCAGGTGGGTCGAGAAGATCGATACCATCAACATCCTGGATAGGATCGTAGGCGAGCTGTGAGCTGGGGAAAGGGTAAGACCTACCCGCTTATAGGCGACAAGGTTCGGCTAACACTGCGAGCTCGGTCGCGGTTTGACAGTGGGATCTGGGTGGTCGACTACATCGACGGCTCCTTGTTGCCGCCCTACTATCTTGTTCCCTGGCCGGGGGACCGCACACCCTGGCCGTGGCAGGCGCGTCAGTCCATCCGCGCCTACCTACACGAGCTGGTAGCGCTAGACGTGTTGGATCAAATCGTTGTGGCGACCCACGGTAACTGATGCCAATCTGATGAGGCTGTGGTACCATCCATCACTGGAGGTAACATGGCAACCAACCCGCCCACCGCAACTCTAGCGACCCTGGAGCGCTTGCGCGCAAAGTGGGGTCTTGAAAACGACAACGATCGCTCGAATCTCATCGCCGCCGTCCTGGAGAACCAGGACAAGCACTTCAAGCAGTTGGCTGAGGAGACGAGAGGTCTAGTCTTTCCCGACACCTGGCACGAGAAAATCGGGGACGCCCTCAAAGCTCAGCTGCAGGCGCACCCCCTGCCTGACCTCTGCAGCACGCAGCCAATGCTCGGGCCGATCGGTATCATTTTGTGGTATCAGCCGAAGACTGGTGGGACGGTTGAGATAACCGTCACCAACCAGACGACCGGTAAGCCGACCCAGGTCACGGTTCCTGAGATCAGGTTGAAAATCGCCGACCAGGACATCTGTGCCGAAACCAGAAGAGTCAAATCTCTCATAGGCGACATCAGTGTGCTCGACCTAGCGGTCGAGGAGTTCCTGACTGAGATCACGCGCGAAATCCTGGGCACGATGCTCAACATAGCCCTGCTCCCGAGCAACACAGATCTGGTATCAGAAGACTGTGATCTGCTAGAAGAGCTATCTCGTACGTCGAACCGTGTCCACCAGCGTACCCAGCGAATGCCTGCCAACAGGGTCATCGGAAATGAGGAAACGCTGGTCAAACTTGGCATCAGCGTTCCGATCAGCAACGGTCAAGTCCAGAAGGTGGGGACTCTAGGCGAGGGGCCTACAAGTAAGACCGTCTACCTGGACCCGCTCTTTCCGAAGAGCCACCTGATGACCTGGTACCAGGGCGGCATGCTTGATACAGGCATCGTCTACAGCCCCTATACGATGGTGACTGTGACGCCGAACTTCGTTGACCCCAACGGCATGTCGCTGCGGCGCGCGATCCGAACGCGTCACAAGATCACGGTCGTGCGACCTGAGTTCTTCCGGGTCATCAAGACGCCCGAAGCGGTCGACCTGGCAACTACCAGAACAGCCTAATAACAGCGAGGACGATGAGAAGAAGCCCCGCGACACCAACCATCGCCAAGGACAGTAGGACACCACGGCTGGGCAGGCCCGCGTAGTCTCGCTCATAACCAGGCGCGGGCCGCAGACGGGCCACAATCCTAGACGATCGACATCCTAGTGTTGAGCAGCGACCGAGCTCGTCGTAGCACTCCTGGTGCATGGTGGTCCTACAGTTCGAGCAGCTCCACACCGGCTCGGGTGAACAGTCAACATCGCCCGGCTCGGGGTGGTCACTCGATCCACAGCGGCCACACGCACCCTCGTGTTGATGTAAGACTGGTAGCTCAGTTCGGCAGAACGGGCAGACTGTCGACATCGCTGGTGATGAGCTAACTGAGAGGGCCAGCACCATCTTCTTGATCCCACCTGGCTTGAAGAGGCGAGACCACATGGCCCGCGCCTCCGGAATGGAGACATCGTGCTCATCGGCGATTTGTCTGACCTGCCGCCAGTACCTTTCTCGTCCGTCGCTTTCCCTTGTCATTCGGTCTGTAGGTAGGTCTCAGCAATGTTGGCGGCCAAGTGGTTATCGAAAGATCCTCTGAGGATAGAGCTCAGGCACCACGTGCAGTGGACTCGATCGGCCTCCAAGAGTTCGGTTCGGCACTCCGGGCACGTCCTTGGGTCGCCGATGCTCGCGAGTTGGTCGAGGACGTCGGGCCCCATCGGGACCGGCCCTTCGATGCTCGGCTCCCAGAGCAAAGCCTCTTCGCCTATGTCTCGACTGATCCGGACCAGCTTGGTCACCGGCTGACCGTAGCCTCCTAGGTCAATCAGATCCTTGATGGGGATGGTTCGGTAGCCGAGTGCAGCATACTCCTTCTCCATCACCCCCCATGCCTCCCTGGCAGAAAACTTGCCAATAGAAGGGGCCATACCGCCGGGATAGGTGCAGGCATCACCGTAACAGGCGCCAGCAGCGATGTAGGCCGTAACGACCTCTGACTCCGTCAGCTGTCGTGGCCGGAACAGCCTGACCAACCAGGTCCAGGACCGCTTAAGGGTCTCAAGCACGAGGAGGCTTCCGGTTGTTCCAGAACTTGGCGGCGAGTTGTGCCATCCAGAGATCGAGATCACCGTCCTTGAAATTTCGAGGGTTCGGCGGAAGGCCGAAGACGTCTACCTCAGAGACCATATCCATGAACTCGTTGAGCTCGTCGATGTGGCCTGGCACGCCCACGTGAAATCCTGTAGCCCTGCAACACCCGCATTGAACGTAGGCGGCCATGACGGAAAACACAAGCCGGACCTGAGTATCCGGCTCTACGCCTCGTTGTGTGTGGCCGCAGAACGGGCAGGGCTTGAGCTCGATCAGCGCGATCTTGTCGTAGGGGATGTCTCGCATACCCCTGTTCTACCGGCTAGATGATCCCTCGTTGAGGAAACCCGTCAGGACCAAGCGGTCGCGGTGTGTCGGAGGCGTAACGAATACCGTCCGAATACCGGGGGTTGTTCTGCGTGCCACCCTGTTGTGCACGCCGGATCTCCAGATCGGACATCATTTTGTAGAACTTCTGCTCAGCGCCGTCAGCGCGCTCGCGCTCGCGAAGAACCTCTTTGATCAGGGCCTCGACTCGCGCCTTAGTGCAAGCGTAGTCCTCGATGCCCCACTCCAAGATGCGCTTCAGCTCGGCAGTCGAGAGATCAGTAGGTCCGCTCATTAGAAGAACTCCAGCTGTTCCGCCTTTGGCTCAGGCTCACCGTCCAGCCACCTAACATAGGTATAACCGTGACAAGTCTTTCTAGGGGGACAAAAGCAACCTAACCGCTTACCCTTCATAGCGATTACTCGCTCTTTGAACTCAGGGTCCTCGTCGATGCGCTTGAGAAAGTAGGCCTCGAACTTGTCTAGAGTCGAGCCGGGCGGATCATCACGATGACGCCTGAAAGGATTACCGAACTCGCCGTCATAGCCGTGGCCGGCCCTTCCGATGTATACGTCGAATTCTTCCGTTCTACAGTTGACGACGCGGGTCCTTTTCACGAGTACTGGCCTAGCACCCCCCACCGCACTACCACCATGTCAGGTCCGTAAAGCTCCACGGCCTTGGCAATAGCGTCCTGGAAGTTGGTCTCGAACCAACGCAGCTCATCATCTCGCGTAGACGGTGAGACTCGCAAGACCTCTCCTACCTGCTGGTCGACATCGAAACTACGAGGCCAGTCCTGGTTGGGGATGAATAGGTGCACACCGTCATCAGCGTCGCTGCCGTTGTACTCAGAAAGCCGCTCGTTGGTTAGCTCATTGAGCGTAAACGAGCTGATCTCGGACTGAACTCGACCCTTGACCCGCTTAGTCACCGGCTTGGTCCGGACGCTGCAGTAAAGGTAGGGACCAACGTAGACGCTGTGACTAAACCCCATCGGTCACTCCCTTTACACCTGATGTCAGTCGTTGATAAACCTGCTCACCAAGTGGTGTGAGCAGCACGCGCTCTAGGTCAGAGCCATCGTGTTGGTGAGATCTTCCGGTAACCAGCCCGCGCGCATGAAGGGCGTTGCGCGTCTTCCACATGTCAGGCGGAAGCAGTAGCGCGAGGCGTCTCTCGCCCCTTACCATGGTCTCCACGATCCTGTAGGGGCTGAGACCCTGCATCGCAGCACGCTGTGGCTTGGACAGCCTGGCCAGGTTAACCGGGTCGCTCATCCTCACCGCTCTCTGATAGGGCTTTGAAGTGCTCGTAGTTGATGAGCACTCGTGGCCCAGTAGGGGTGTCAACCAGGCTTGAGCTGGCGACAGTATCACGGCACAGTCGGCGCAACGCATCGAGCTTCCCCTGAAGCTCCTCAATTATTACGCGCTGCTCTAGGGTCATACCGGCTCGATTATGCAGGTCATCGATCCACGACACCGAGGTACAAGAGGATCAGGCCCGAACGCGTGGACCCGGCGCGTTCTCATAACCTCGGCGGCCAGAGTCTCACGATATTCGGAGGAATTCTCGCTCACTTGCGCTTCCTCCGGCTAGGTTTCCAGACAGCCTCCTTTGGATCGCGTCCAGCATCAAGTCTCTTGAAGATCGCCGTCGCAGGGACTCCCGTAATCTCGGACCACTCGGTGACAGTTCGGGACACGCCTTCGACCGTCACAATTCGACTCGAACGTGTGTTCCTGGCCTGCTCCTTGCGAGTAGCCCACTTCACATTTCCGGGGAAGTAACCCTTGTTGTTGTCGATGCGCTCAAGCGTGTGCTCCGATGATGGACGATGACCAACATCGGAGAGAAACTTCTCGAAGTCTTCGATCCACTCTTCGCAGATCCCTAGCTTGCTATAACGATCAAACCACTCGTGGTTCGGATTTAAGCAGCGGGTTTTCATCGCCCGCCAGGAGACGTATTCTGGCGACCCGTGGTGACCGTGCGCCGTTAAGTAAGTCTTGGCAAGAGTCTTTGCTCGCTCGCGATGCTTACAACCACATGACGTGGTCCTTCCTGTCACCAGGCTGTCCTGGCGGGTTGTTCGATACCCTCCGCAGTCGCAACGGCACTTGAACATTCGCCGACCGTGCTTGTTTCTTGGGAGCTCACACTCAATAACCAGCCGACCAAACCGGTCGCCAGTAGCTACAGGGGTAGACCTCATGGGACCCTCACGCCGGCTCAATGATCACAGTCATCGGACCCTTGCAGCGTGGAACAAGGGGGTCTGGTCCGAAATTATGGCATTGTTCCTGTTTGAGCTCAGCATGCTCTCGACTGGTGGTGATCAGGATGGTTCTACCGACCGAGTCCACCTCCTTAGCGTGCATCACACCCTTCTCCGGCTGAAAGCCGAATACGGCGTAAAGCATGACGATGACATAGTCGTAGGAATGGTCGTCGTCGTTGAGTAGAACCACATTCCAAGGTGGAATGAGACGGGTGTTAGTCTCGATCTCGGTAATCGTCTCGGTCGTCATACCACTCTTCTACCTCAATCGGAGCTATCCATGCCGCGTCTAGATCTTCCGGAGAACGCCCTCATCTCCATCACTGGGGTGAGAAAGGTCTCGTTCTCCTACGTGAACTACAAGGGCGAGTTTGGTCGCCGTCGAGCCGTAATGCTCGGGGTTTATTGGGGTTCGAACGAGTGGCACACAGAGCCGCAGTGGCTAGTTCGTGGTAAGGACCTGGACAAGGATGCCATCAGAACTTACGCCCTGCGAGACATTAGGGATGTCCAGCCCATAGTTGAGGATGAGAAGTGATATGCCCGACCCTAAAAGTGATGCAGACCAGCTGCGGTTCGCCCAGATAAGAAGCCGAATGCTGGACGGGCTGGTGAAGCACCTGCCAAAGTTCTTCTACGCCAGTTCAGGCGCGACGACGCCCGAAGAGCTGAGGGACAGAATCACAGCATCAGACACGTTCTTGGCGATTCTAGATACGTGCGCCTACGAGGCCCAGTGTATGGAAGAGGAGCGGTCCAGTGTTGGACGCCGATAGTTCGGCGGAGAAGGCGTGCTTCAGTATCACGGTCAACATGTTGGAGGCCTACAAGGTCAAGATCCAGAACGAAGCGTCGGAGGGTAGAACCTCTGTCGAAGTGCCAGTCGAGCTCGTGCTCTATCTCATCAGTCGCGCTCAAGCCTGGGAAGGGCTCGAACACAACGAGCGAGTTCATTACAGGAGCAACCCGTGAGGATCGTCTTCGCGCCCCAAACCTTGCCGCCCGTCTCCCACCCCCCGGCACGTCACGCCAAACAGCATTTTCTTGGCTGGACCGACACCCAGATCAGGTGATGTGAACGGCTGGAGAGAGGAGGCCCTGGAGATCCTCCGTAGCGCCGGCTACGACGGCCACGCCTTCGTGCCTCAGACAGAGGACTGGGGCTGGTGTGGAGACTACAAGCGTCAGGTCGAGTGGGAGTGGGCCGCGCTAGGACGCGCCGAGCGCGTGCTTTTCTGGGTCCCTCGAAACCTTGAGACTATGCCAGCCTTCACGACCAACGTCGAGTTCGGCTTCATGGCAGCCATCTATCCTGAGCGCATGGTCCTCGGATTCCCCGAGAACGCTCCGAAGAACCGCTACCTGGAGTCGATCGCCAGTGGCGTCAATACATTCGCCCGACATCTGGGTCTACCGGACGCCGTAGACCCCATTCCGGTCTACCACGATCTCAAGTCGGCTCTCCTGCACGGGGTAGACATCGTCTGAGGCTACGTTGGGCTCGACCCGGCGCTGAGGTTGAGCTCCATGTCGTTGATCGCCTCAAGCTGCTCCACAGCTTCCGCTGGAAGCGCGTCCTTCACCTGCTGCACGCTATAGTAGCGCTCTATGTAGCGCTCGTCCTCATCGTCGGTTGAGAACAAGGTAAAGCGGTCCAAGCTCTCAGGTGCCATCACCTGCCAGTCTACGAGATGCTCGTTGATGGCCTCTGCCAGGGCGTAGGGGCAGACAGCTTGGATCGCCTCATTGTCGTGGACGAAGAGCTCGAAGATATTGAAATCTTCAGCGACGGTGACCTTCACTTGAGCGACACCTCTGGCATCAAGCCAAACAGAAACTTGTACCAGTCTGGGTAGATCGATCGCTCGACCAACTCACTAGGAGTATGCCAGCCAACCACGGTGCCCTCCTCTTGTTGACTGGGCGGAGTCGATACCGTGGCCTTGAAGGCCATGCAGAACCAGGGCTCGGCAGCCGGTCTCTTCTAAGAGTTCACGTCGGGCCGCGTCAATCAACTTCTCGCCTGGCTCGACCTTGCCGCCGGGACAACTGAAGCCTCCCCATCGGCGGTTGGTCACCGTCAGGAGCTGACCAGACCCGTTCCAGACGAGGATCTCCACGGATGATCGGAAGAGTTGGACATCGCTCATTCAGGTCCTCTGATGATGGATAGTCGATCCAACACACCGGGCTTGGTGATGTCACCCTCTTCGGCGATGGCCGACCACCAGAATTCGTACTTTAGGTGATACCAGAACCGCCCGAAGTGCCCGTGATCGTCGCAGAGGGCCTCAGGCCTGTCGACCTGGACCACGCTTCCCTTTGGGAGAGTCCGCCTGGACCGATCATCTACTCGGTAGAAGACCTTGGCGCGCGTTAGCACAACCTCTTCGCCGTATGTATAGGTCGGCTTCTCCTCCCTCATACATCTCTCTTACCCGGAATTGGTCACATCAGAACTAGGAATCTCGGCAAGGGCACCAAGAGGGTCTAGCTCGTAGATCTCGGTCTGCAGCCGCTCACCAAGCCCCCGTGCATTGGGCGCGTAGAAGGAGCCGCAATCGACGCACACGTCGAGCAGCGCTCCATTGATCAGCACAGTGCCTACCTGATCATCTATGCCAGGCGTGGAGATACACAGGTCCTTACCGTCCTCATACCCCAACACAACCTGGGCTGGGTCGATCTTGATATCGGTGACCGAGTGCGAATGACTAGAAAGGGTGTGCGTGTGCATGTCGTAGGGGTAAACAACGGTAGGCGGGGTCGGCGGCGACCTATAGCGCGGCTTCGCTTGGTTGGCTATCCGCTTTTTCACCTCGGCGTGTTTGGTCCGTAGCTTACCTAGAGTCCGGTGGGACCCACACTGAGGGCATGACAAGGGGTCTGATGTGTCCATCAGAGAGAGTCTATCAGACTCTCTCTGGCCTGTTCCAGTGCTTCTCGTTAGCGCCATGATCCCAGAGCCAGCCGAACAGGGCGTCGTTGTGCTTGACGACGGGTCGGATATCTGCTGACGCCTCACCGGTATCCGTGAAATACCAACCACGGCCACCATCCATCGATGGTGGGTCGAATTCGACCCACCGTCCGGTGGCCTCATCGATGTCACCAGGCGACTCGCACAGCCCGATGTTTTCCGGCAGATCAATGCCGGTATCCTCGACTCCAAACACCGTACCGAACGGGGGTCCCTGGTCCCAGTGAAACTCGGTAGACAGGAAAACGCTCGTAAACTTGCACCTCAGCCCAATAAAACCCTCATTGCCGTTGTAGACGGCGAGGGGGCCGAGGCTGCGCGATCGGATCCTGTAGAGCCGACGGGCGATGCAGTCGTCGATCCGCACCCGATTCGTGCTCTCCTTACGGCTGTTCACCGGTCCCTTCGGTAGGCGGCCTGGCACTCACCCTCGTGGTCGGACCGCAGTCCCATCGAGACCCCACAGTTGCAAGGAAGCTCAACCTCACCAACGTCCCTGATCATCAACCAATGAGCGCCGCGATACATCTTGGGTACCTGCTGCTGACGGACGGTCGTGTGGATGTCGTCGAACTTGTCTCGGGGAACCGCGTGCGTTTGACGCTGCCACGCGAGCTCAGGGTTGCAGAGCACCCGAACCACGACGCAGCTGTAGCTGAAGGCCTGGCAGAGCGCGAGGTAAGGGATCAACTCCTCCGCCTTGGAGTTGGTGTTGTCGACGATCACATCGAGTCGAGCCATCATCGACTCGACGCACTTCTTCAAACAAGCGCCGTGGGCGCGGCCCAACCACTTCGGGTCGAAGTCGTAGACGCCGTTATCGTTGATGAAGAACTCATCGGCCGAACAGACGGTCGGGATGACACCGGTCGTGAAGCACCGCTGGGCCACGTAGTAGCTCTTTCCGGAACCCGGTCCACCGCGCATGATCGTCATCGTAGGCATACAGCGTTCTACCCGATCCAGGTAGAACGCTGTCATGTGGGATGACGATCAGGATGGAACCCCAGAGGACTACGAGCTTCAGAGGCAGCTCGTCGAGGAGCTCGACGCCCGTGCAATGCGCCTGCTCGGCCCTATCCTGACCGCCCTGCCCCGTGTTAACTCGACAGGCCTTCGTGTAGCTGGACTCAAGATAATGTGGCGGCCGGGCATCATCATAGACGTCCTTACCGGCCCCCATGGGTATGGACGTCTCAGAGCCTACACGCAGGCCTACGAGCTGAGTGACGGCTTCATCGACAGGCAACTTGTCACAACCGTTGTCTTGCCTCGTCTACGAGAGGCGATGATCCTCGATGACCTCGCTGACATCTAGCGAAGGAACGACGGCCACTCCATCAGCAGCGCCTCAGCGAGCTGATAACCACTCTTTCCCTTAACTGTCTTCTGGATCTTGCCAGCCGTGTCCAAAAAAAGGCGAGCCTTGCCGAGCCACTCCTTGTGCGCAAATCCGAACTCCCACGGATCGTGACGTGCCGGATGGCTGGATCCGCACTCGTAGCCCCAGCTGCACCCGTCGGTGTGGTTGTATCTACAGAATCGCTCGTGGAGTAGCTCTGCGAGCTTCTGCGCATCGTCGGGCCTCTTATCCCACTCGTCGAGCTTCTTACGCTCCGCCGCGAGCTCGGCCTCTAGACGCTGGATTTTACTCAGGTTCGGAACCGCCATGTTCACCTCCAATGCTTGGAATAGGTCCGATTCCACTTTCTTTTATCGATTTGAATGGAGAGCAGGACGTCGGGTCCGGTATGACGTAGGCAGTCAAGGAGCGAGAGGAGGTATAGATGGGCAGCTATGGATACCGCAGACGGTCAGTGCCCAGGTGGAGTGAGTTGTCGCACCCACAGCGAATTGTTGCGCTCGCCGTGATGGCGTTCGCCGTGTCGTTGTTCGCCTGGTTGGGGTGGGGGCTCTTCGGCGTCGAGCACCAGACGGGTAAGGTGGTGGTATGTCGATGGGCATGGCACATCGACGTGCAGAAATGGGACAAGCGACACTACGAGCGTGTCAGTTACCGCCACCCATCATCATGCCCTGACGAGTCATTCTGCGGTGGCGTCTACAACTTTCGGTCATGGACGGAGGCCCGCACTACAACCTCAACCGATAGCAAGGGTAATACCTCTATCCATGTACACGTAGATACCTACCACGCATACGATCACGACGAGTGGGTTCCTCACCGCACGTTCTCGGTCACCGGCACTGACCGCTCGCCACACCCACCAACCGACTTCGTCCTGGAGCGCCCAACCACGGACGCGCGAACTCAGCATCAGTGCCAAGTAGGTGAAATCAGAAGGCCTTATACCGTGCTCGTCGAGTGTCAGGACGGCAAGGGCCGCACTTGGACAACACTCGACTTCAACGAGTGGGCCGCCTGGAACCCCGGTGATCGTGTGGATGTCAACCTCACCGGGTTTGGCGAGGTGCGAACAATCGCACCGCTTCGAGTAGAGGCCAACGAGTGACCCTGGCACTTATTGATGTAGGTGACCTCCTACTGTGGACGATGGGGGTCTTTCTCCTACTCGTCTCAGTTGTTTATGGACCAGAGCTCCTCAACGCCTGGACAATCGAGCGGCGGCGACAACAGGAGCGTCGTGCTCGTCATTTGGAGCCGTCGCTGGTAATCAAGCTCATCTACCAGATCGGCCATAAGGTTGTCGACCCTGTCAGGATCTGCTTGGTTACCGGATTTCCTCTGCACCCAGAAAATAATGGGCCGCAGAATGGGACCAAGGTCAACCTCGGTCGTGCCCGGTTGAACCTTGATTACGAACGGGTTGGGCTTATCGGTCATATCTCCGTTCTACCTTCCCTTGAACCTCGTGACCTTGCGAACCTGGCTAAGCTCGATGCCCGGAAAGGTGACCTGGCACAAGTCGCCGTAGCCGCTGTCTGCGCAGAGCGCTAGATCGAAGATCCGCAGCCAGCTTTGGCTGATTTCGGCGCGGGTGTAGCCGCTGACCTTCCCGTCAAACTCCTTCGCCATCTCGGCATCGTTGATCACCATGAAATGGTCGTTCAACACGCAATGCCAGGCAGAGAAGTTCGAGACCAGGCAGTCCACAACCGGGACCTCCAACTCAAGCCGTACGGCAGCCTCGCCTCGGGCAGCGTGCCCAACGGACCTCAAATCCGGCTTGTGAGCCCAGGCCCACATAGGACATCGACCGTGGAGTCTAATTCCGTTTGACTCCATCTGATCACAGAGCCACCGATAGGGGTTCTTGAAGTATTTATCGACGCGACGCCAGTCACCATGGATCGCGCCGGACTCCTGAAGCCTCTCGAAGGCGGACAGTCTCTGGATCGACCAGACGGTGATGGTGTTGTCGACCCGCTCGATGGCTGACACGATCTGATCGAGAACGAGCGCGTGCTCCTTAGCTAGACGCTCGTGGCCGGCCACCGCCTCCTCCAAGGATGAGTACCGCACGCAGTCGAGCTCGTCTCCAGGGCCGTTGGAGCCAAACACCATCGTCTCGAAGATTACCGGCTTACCAGTGCCGTGGCTGTGATCCAGCCCGAGCCAGACGGTGGAGACCATTTTCCCGCAACCACAGGTCTGATTGATGATCTGGTAATCAGGATCGCAGAGATAGTCGCTCCATTGCTCGGAGGAGATAGGTCGGCCCTGCTTGTCGAAGAAGCGCAGCATGTTCTTACTACTCTCATACCCGGACCTCGTGTCGGGTAGAACAACACCATGAAGAACAACGAGACCCCCAAGACCCCCGACTGGTACGACGAGTCCAAGCTCGTGAGGGCCACTTTCGCGGATGGCTACATCGGGTGGGTGGTAGATCTCGGAGACGGCACCTGTCGCTTCTCCAACTCCCCTCTATTGGGCGAGAACGGACCCAAGTGGGGCGACCGGGTTGACCTCTTCTACAACCCGTGTGACCCGTTTGAGCGTCCGCGTGTCGGCTACCGGGTCTACCCCGATGATGTGGAGCCTGCGGGCCGCAACTTCGGCGTAAACCGCGAGCCTGATGAGGACGAGAAGGCGGAGCGCTTACGCGCGGATAAGCTCCGCGAGCAGCAGGAGCTCGCGGCATTGGAGCGCAACTTCGAGGCAATGAGCGCCCCGTTCAAGGTCATGGAGGCAGAGAGGAAGACCGCAGCCGAGCTCATTCGATACTCCGAGCTCATCGCCTGGTTAACGGAGCAGGGGATTACGGTCCCCCACGATCTCCATCAACAGCCGCGAGAGCGGCCTGATCCGAGCGAGGAGGAGCGCAAAGACATGAAGATCTTCCTCCTGGCCACCGCGATCAGCCACTACGGCGACATTGAGGTCACTGACGCCGAGGTCCAAGCTAAGGCAGAGGGGCTACGTCTCGATGGACAGTAACAACACCCCTCAGATCCACATCCCTGGGCTCAGTGCCGGAGGAGCCAGGGAGAGCGTCATCACGGTCTTCGTGGCCGTGCCGCTTCAGGGAGAGGGCATCTTTCTCGGCTGGACCGAGGAGGGGAACAACATCCTCGACTCTACGATGGAGCTGTTAAACTCCAGCAACATCGAGGACTACGGCCTCGACGCGCCTCCCGGAAAGGGCATATGGGTCTTCGAGGGAAACCTCAAGTTTGTCTGGAGTCGGTGCGGACACCCACTAGATCCTCCCGACTACGACAGCGACATGATCTGGACCGGCGAGTGGCGCCAGCCAAGTGATGATGAGATGAGCCGCTGGAAAGGCTTCAAACCTGTGCACGTCACAACCATTCAGGTGGACCGCGACCCGTCTGACATCGAGGATGGACTGGCTGAGGCCCGCCGATTGATCGACCCAACTCCAAGGAAGGGGACGAATGTCTGAGGAGACAAAGCAAAAGATCTCTGCCGCCCTAACCGGCAGAAAACTGTCTGACTCTCACAGGCGTCAACTATCTGAGGCTCATAAGGGAAAGCCCAGACCCGAGTCTACGAATCGCAAGTTGTCCGATCTCTATAAGGGCAGGAAGCTACCCCCGCTCGCCTACGCTAACGCTTTGAGGGCGACCGCCAAAACTTACTTGCTCATCGGCCCTGATGGAGAGGAAAGCCAGGTAACAAACATGA